ATTACCGAGTCTCGTATCCCACCGAAGATTGGAAAGCGCATTATTGAAAGGATCATTGTCGTTATGACAGCCTTGCGATTCGACGCAAGGTCGCACACAGACAAACGCCTCAAGCACCATCACATGAACCAAACAAAGCTTTACCGCGCCGTCTTTCGACAACGTAACGCGACAACGCCCCTGATTGGACGGCAACGGCACACTCAAGACTGGAGTAAGAAGCTTTTCATTTAGGTGCTGGTAAGTTGTACGTCCATATTGCTCACGCACAACAACGCGAGGCAGACGCTTCACGCGACCCAAATTAGAAACCTCATACAGACCTTCGTACCCAACAACGCGCTTCCAAACTTCATGCAACACGACGACTTGACTCCAAAGCTCGTTGACGAAGGTCTTCACGCTCATTTCGCTCCGCGAGAATTCGTGTCGTTCCTTTGAACTCTTCACGTCTGTCGGCGCCCAACTGCACGATCATGTCTTTGCGGTCGGACAACGATTGAACCAGCGCCTTGTTGATGGCGGCGATGGACTCGGACTCGATGACCATGTTTTTCGCCTTCAGCCAGCGCGGATCAATCTTGACGGCGTTTTCGATCATCTTCTCGGTCGTCTTCTCGCCGGCGGCGACAAAACCCTTGCGAACCTCGTCGTACATCGTCGCCTCAACCACGTCGAACTTGGCCTTGACGCGAGCAGCCTGCGCTTCAGCTTGGGCCGCTTGCGTACCGTAGTAAGCGCGCAGACCGTTCTGTTCCATCATGCAAGAGTCCAGGTTCGTTTCGCTGACGCGAGTGTCCTTGCGGAACTCGTCAACATCCACGTAATGCTTCAATCCAGCGGGACTTGTCGTTTGAACAGCGATAGACTTTTCGAATGTCGGCTTCTGAATAACATCGCCCTCTTCATTTGCGACAATGCGCCGCTCCGTCACTTCAACCGGCGCCTCTTTTTCGACTGTCACGACTGGTTCCGGTTTGGGTTCCGGTTTGGGTTTGGGTTCCGGCTTGGGTTCCGGTTTGGGTTCGGCGACTTTCGCAGACTCCACAATCGCGGCGTTTTGCGATTCGAGTTCGGCCATCAGTGCCTCAAGTTCGTCGTCGGTTGTACTTGGATCGCTCATTTGAATCTCCTTGTTAATAAATGCTTGCTGCGTTGAAACTATAGTCATTATTGACTTACATTTTTGGATTGTCTTCAGTTAATAATTTCTGAAACCCGCTCAAAAACACCACCCAAAATGTCTGCTTTGTTTGGATCAAAAAAGCATTGCTGCGCATTGATGCCGCAGACAATCGAGGCGTCAAGGTTCGGATCGTAAACAACCTTTCCAACCAAATCCGCCGTGCTTCCCTTCGTGCCGGGCAAGAAGTGTTTGATCGCGGCAGACCCAAGTGCAACGATTACCGCCGGCTTGATCAGTTCGATTTCACGCTCAAGAAAATGTCGGCAACCGTTAAGCTGCGCATTGCTCAAGAACTTGTCGCTTTTCTTCGCCTTGACCAGCGTCGTGAAGTAGCCATCGGAGATGCTGAGTCCAGCGTCTTTGATTGCCGCCTTCACATAGTCAGCCGAGTCACCCTCAAGCAGCTTGTCGGCTTTCTCTTCTTGCCAATTTGGACAATCCGAGACAACCATGAACTTGACTGTCGATTTGCAGCGAATGGTTGGATGTGGCTGACCGCTCAAATCGCAGCCATCACACTTCTTGTACTCTTGCGCCAAAGCGATGATCTTGGTTCGAAGAAACTTGTCCGCTACGTCCGTCGTTCTATCTGCCTTCACCGAATCGATGATCAATCCCGGCATCAATTGAGTTTGGACTTTGCGACGGTCAAGGTGACGCGCCGGTTTGGAGCCGGGTTCGATGTTCGCGAAAGCGCCCACCAAATTCAGGTTGTCCACCACTCGCGAATTGACCTTGGACTTCGGTTCTGCGGCGACCCGCGTGAACTCATCAAACGAATCGAAGCGACCCTTGACTGGCGACTCTTCATCTAGCCCCCAAATGTCTTCTGTGGTGCCGTCCCGCTTGTTCTTGGTCTTGATGACCTTCCAGTCTCGGTTCTTCTCGCGAAGCTCGACAATGCGCCTTGCTGTCGATTCTGAGATACCCATTACCGAAGAGAACGGCGCCAGAATGTGCTTGTCGTCTGGAATCGTGAACCGGTCACAGGACACGTTGATGTCGGGCGGCATGACCTCGATACCGTACTCGCGAGCATCCATTACCAGACCCGGCAGCTTGTCTTCTTTGACGATGCTCATGCACGCCGCGAAATACTCGGCGGGATAGCGACATCTGACCCACATTGTCCAAACAGAAATAATCGAATATTCGACGGCGTGGCTGCGGTTGAATCCGTATCCCGCGAACGCTTCAATCTTGTCGAATAGCAGTCCAGCCCGCTCTTCATTCATGCCCGACTTTGAACCGCATCCGTCAACCCACTTCTGACGCATTTCGGCCATCTTGTCTTTATCCTTCTTGCCCATCGCCTTCCGAAGATGGTCAGCTTCAGCCCGCGTGAAGCCCGCCAGATCGACGGCAACCTGCATGACCTGTTCCTGATAGACGATGACGCCGTAGGTATCCTTCAGCGCGTTCTCCATGTTGGGATGGTCGTAATAGACGGACTTCAACCCTTGCTTGATCGCGATAAAGTCAGTCATCAGGCCCGAGTCCATCGGACCAGGACGATACAGCGCGGTCGCGGCGGTAATGTCTTCGAACGTCAATGGCGATTCTTTCGCCAGGTTGCGTAGCAAACCCTTCATGCCGCCCGATTCGAACTGAAAAACGCCCGTCGTGTCGCCTCTACCGAAAGCAGCCATCACATCAGCCTCTTCAATGGGCAACTTCAGATAATCGACCGTCACGCCATGCCGCTCTTTGATGTATCGCTTGGCGATTTCGAGAACGTCCAGCGTCGACAGGCCCAGCAAGTCCATCTTGATCAGACCCCAATCTTCCACGACGCGCTTGTCCCAATTTACAACCGGCGATTCGCCGCGCGTCTCAACCACTGCACGCTCCACTAGCGGCTCACCCGCAACAATCAAGCCGGCAGCGTGTTGACCGAAAGAGCGCATAGCCCCTTCCAGCTTCAGCGCGTGTATCCAAACTTCAGGGTGATCGTTTTTGAACTGCTCGATTTCAGATACCGCTTTTGCCGACTCGGTCAGCGTGAATGATTGACCGTGTTCTTTTGGCACTAGCTTCGTCGCCATCAAGTCCAAACCACTCAGTCCGTACATTCGTCCAGCGTCACGCAGGGCAGAAGCCGACGCCATCGTGGAGTAGTTTGAAATGCCCGCGACGTACTCCTTGCCGTATTTGTTGGTCAGATATTCGATGACCAGATGCCGCTTCGAAGACATGAAGTCCAAGTCGGCGTCGGGCAAGTCAAGTCGATCTGGATTGATGAAGCGCTCGAAAAGTAGCTTGAAGCGGATCGGATCAACGTCGGTTATGCCTAATAAATAAGCAACCAAACTACCGCCGACGGAACCGCGACCGGGGCCGACGATGATTTCGTTACTCTTCGACCACATCACAAGATCCTCGACTAGCAAAAAGTAGCCAGAGAATCCCATCTTCTTCAGAACGCCAAGCTCAAACTCAAGACGCGGCTTGCATAGCGTTTGAAGTTCGTGAGGCGAAGGTTTATGACCCATCACAGACGACGAGAACCGCTTGAGCCAACCTTCAATGCACTTCTTGCCAAGCGTTACAAACTCGTTGTCCGCCATCTTCGGCAGGCAAACGTCTTGCTTCTTGAATTCGTAAGTACAAATAGTGGCAAGCGTTTCGATATTCTTCAGACCGTTGGCCCATACCGCCGGTCTGTTTGACGTAACTGGCAAACAACCCCACTGATGAACGCGCTTTGATGCCTTCTTGACATGATCAAGAAGAATATTTGGCTCCAAGAACGCAAAGTCCTGCACGAATTGCTTGGGTCGATACGACACATCCATCTGAGTGTTCGTCGTGATGCACCCGAGAACGTCCAGCGTTGGGCCGTCGCCGATGTCTTTATAGAGCGTCGGGTAAGTGACCAGCGCTGGATAGTTTCCTTTAGCGATTGTCTCTAGCGCCTTGCCGTTCAGCGTGTCGAACAGCGGCGTATCGATAGGGACAAGCTCAACGAATGTCGCAAATTTGGCATGAAGCGTTGCGACGATTGCATCATGGTTCGGATGAATGAATACGTTATAGAAGTCGCCGGTGGATACCGCGATGCCCTCCAACGCCATTACGTCGTCAAGTCCGCATCTGGCGTGATAGTAGAAATATTCAGCCGAATACGCCTTCGACAATAACTTCAGTAGTGACTTGATCCCGCGCTCATCCATCGCGTAAACCTTGATCTGATAGGAAAGATTCGGCTTTTCTTTATCACCCGAACTCTTTGGCGGTTTGCGGTACGTCGGATCATCGTAGACGCGCAAATTGCAGCCAATGATCGGTTTGATTCCCGCTTTCTTGGCCTTGTTGGAGAAGTCGACCATGCCGTGCAGACTCATTTCGTCGCACAGGGTTACGGACTCGTAACCAAGCTCCTTCGCCCTTTCAATGGCGTGGTCAATCTGAAGAAGCGACTTTCCAATCGAAAAATCACTTCTGATATGCGCGTGTCTTAAACTCATTTTTATCCTTCACTAATGACTGATCTGTATTGTATCAAGCGGTCGCAGGAACCATCTTCCCATCGACAATTTTTGTGATTCCAAACGCTGTGAAGATGGAACAAACCATGCTGACGTGCGATGCCGCCGTTCCGCTCGTCCAGGTGAACTCGGACATCATAGAGTCGCGTAGAGACGGTTTAGTGAAGCCTCCAGCGAGCAGCGCTGTCAGTGCTACCCGTAACCATTGCGGACCTCGTGTAGCGAACGTGTTGCGCCCTTCGGGTATGTCTTTTTTCATGCGATCAATCAAACCATGTTCGATCAGACTCGGCGCCAACTTGACTAACTTGACTGGCAGCTTCTCAACAATCAATCGCTCTTCTTCCGTCAATTCGAATTTCACTTGAATCACTTTCGTTTGGCGCTCAACCGGCAGCATCAAAGGTCTTAGGTTTGCGCCTGGCGGTCGCGTTTCAGCTTCTAGCTTGTCTTTCGCCGCGACCGTTACCCGAGCGATCTTCTTCGCCTTAGTGTGTCTTTTCAGAAGATCCTCCACATTCACAATGCCCTTTATCGTCTCAAGCGTGACGACGGAAGCCGCCGCACAACCTTCAAACGCCGAACACATCTTGCAAATATCAGAGTCGTAGC